GTAGAAGACCTTGCTTTACGTAATTATAACTTGTTATTAAAGAATAGCGTTGCTCCTGAACAAGCAAGGATAGTATTACCTCAGAGTATGATGACAGAGTGGTATTGGACTGGATCGTTGTATGCATTTGCAAGAGTGTGTGCATTACGTTTAGAAGAAACTGCACAACAAGAGACACGTGTTGTGGTACAAGATATTGCTAAACAAGCAGAAAAATGCTTTCCGATAAGCTGGAAGTGTTTAGCCTTTTGGGAGGAAGATTAAATGGAAATACACGGGATCACGATTGATCCAAATAGGGACAACTTACTTGACCCTTCTGGTATTAAACGATTGAAAGATTCATACATGAAAGACATTGAAACCTCTCCGCAAGAGAGGTTTGCGTTTGTTTCAAAGACCTTTTCAAGTGATCCTGAACATGCTCAGCGTTTATATGATTACAGTAGTAAGCATTGGCTGAGTTATAGTACTCCTATTCTCGCTTATGGGAAGACTGAGAGAGGTCTACCTATAAGCTGCTATTTAAATTATATTGAAGATAGTGCTGAGGGGTTAGTTGATAATCTCAGTGAAACCAATTGGTTGTCTATGTTAGGTGGAGGAGTTGGTATTGGTTTTGGTATGCGCAGTAGCGATGATAAATCTACTGGAGTGATGCCTCACTTAAAGATGTATGATGCTAGCTCGCTAGCATATAGACAAGGAAAGACACGCAGAGGTAGTTATGCAGCATACTTAGATATATCTCATCCTGATATTCTTATGTTTTTAGAAATGCGTAAGCCAACTGGTGATCAGAACTTTAGATGTCTAAATCTTCACCACGGTCTCAATATTACTGATGACTTCATGGAACTAATTGAACGATGCATGCAAGATCCGGAAGCAAATGATGATTGGGATCTTATTGATTTACATAGTAAAACAGTGATGGAGACAATCAGTGGTAAGGAGCTGTGGCAACGTATTCTTGAAATGAGAATGCAGACAGGAGAACCATATCTACATTTTATTGATACATCTAATAGAGAAATGCCTGAGTGGCTAAGAGATCAAGGACTAGAAATACATCAAAGTAATTTATGTAGTGAAATTATTTTACCTACTAGTAAAGACCGTACAGCAGTATGTTGTTTATCTAGTGTTAATTTAGAATATTATGATTCATGGAGTAGAGATAAACAATTCATTAGTGATATAGCCGAAATGTTAGACAATGTATTAACATTCTTTATTGACAGCGCTCCTGATACTATCAGTAGAGCGAAGTACAGTGCAATGCGTGAACGTAGTATAGGTCTGGGTGCATTAGGGTTTCATGCATACCTACAACGTAAGAGTGTCCCATTTGAAAGCGTGATAGCTAAGTCTATAAATGTTCGAATGTTTAGACATATAAGAAAGAGAATGGATGAGGCTAATATTAAATTAGCAAAGGAGCGAGGCGAAGCTCCTGATGCTGAGGGACAAGGAATTAGATTTAGTCATTTGATGGCAATTGCTCCTAATGCTAGTACAAGTATTATTATGGGAAATACTTCTCCTTCTATTGAACCATGGAGAGCTAATGCATATAGGCAAGATACGTTATCTGGTTCTTATTTGAACAAAAACAAATACTTAGATGCTTTGCTTAAAAAGAAATGTCAGAAGGAGAGAGCGCGTGCACAAGAAGAGGGTTCAGGACTTAAATTTGAATATGATAAGATATGGACAGACATTATTGCTAGTGAAGGTAGTGTGCAGACTTTAAGAAGTCCTTTAACAGACAAGGAGAAAGAGGTATATAAAACAAGCATGGAGATTGATCAGCGATGGGTGATAGAGCATGCTGCAGATCGTCAGAAATTTATTGACCAAGCACAGTCTATTAATGTGTTCTTCCGTCCTGATGCAAATATCAAATACTTACATGCTGTCCATTTTCTTGCATGGAAGAGTGGATTGAAAACTTTATATTATTGTCGTAGTGAGAAGATTGGTAAAGCAGATAAAATATCAAAGCAAATTGAACGACAAATAATTAAGGAAATCAATATACAAGAAATAGCACAGGGAGAGCCTTGTTTGGCTTGTGAGGGATGAAATTAAAAATAACCGACGAAAGAGATTACTTTAAGCCGTTTCATTATCCATGGGCATATGATATATGGCTAAAGCACGAGCAGTCTCATTGGCTTCATACAGAAGTACCAATGCTTGGAGATATAAAAGACTGGAAGACTCGACTTACGCAAGAGGAGAAATACTTTCTAACAAACGTGTTTCGTTTCTTTACTCAGAGTGATATAGATGTCTCTGGTGGGTATGTAAAGCACTACCTACCACGGTTTCCACAGCCAGAGATTCGAATGATGTTATGTGGATTTGTTGCTAGGGAGGCATTGCATATCGCTGCATATAGTCACCTGATTGAATCTCTTGGTATGCCCGAGTCTATTTACACAGAGTTCTTGGAATACGATGCTATGAGAGAGAAACATGAGTACTTCCACAGTAAAATGATGAACGGCGCTCATACCCCTGTCAAAATAGCTGCAATTAGTGCTTTTACGGAGGGATTGGCTTTGTTTAGTAGCTTTGTAATGTTGTTAAACTTTCCACGTCATGGTAAGATGAAGGGAATGGGGCAAATAGTTACATGGTCTGTTGTTGATGAAACTATGCATACAGAAGCATTAATCAAGTTGTTTAGGACATATATTGAAGAACATAGAGAAATATGGAACGATGAACTCAAAAGTGACATATATACTGTTGCTACAAAAATGGTAGAACTAGAAGACAAGTTTATCGATTTGGCTTATACAATGGGACGAGTGGAAGGTCTAAGAGATACTGAGGTCAAAGAATATATTAGATATATTGCAGATCGAAGATTAATTTCGATGGGAATGAAGGGAGTATTTAAAGTAAAGAAAAATCCTTTACCATGGGTAGAAGAAATGATCAATGCTCCTACACATACAAATTTCTTTGAGAACAGAGCGACAGATTACGCAAAGGGAGCTCTATCAGGAGACTGGTCAGAAGTATGGGCACAATGAACACACGTAAGGTACATCAATACAAGCGCTTATATATGGATATCGCTGAGCGTGTGGCTGAAATGTCTCATGCACAAAGGTTAAAGGTTGGTGCTGTGGTTGTCAGAGATGGGCGGATTATAAGTATGGGCTGGAATGGTATGCCTGCAGGGTGGGACAATGAGTGTGAACAGGACCTCTGGCATGCAGCATCAGAAGACGTGGAACGAGTAACTAGAGCAGAGGTACTACATGCAGAGAGCAATGCAATATCAAAGCTCGCTAGAAGTATTGAATCTGGGTTAGATGCTGAAATGTATTGTACACATAATCCTTGTATGGAATGTGCTAAGCTAATATATCAGTCAGGGATTAAGAAGGTATACTATAAAACTGAGTATAGAGACCATGGTGGGATAGGATTTTTAAATAAAAGTATTGAAATTGAACATATGATTGATCATAGAGAGATCCCAAACGACGAGGCTCCATCAATATTTAATGGTGGATTGTCTCACAATGAGCACTATGGCACTCCTACAGTGGCTGCTTCTGGTGGAGATTGATGGAAGATAGGCCAGAAGATATCTTAATTCAAAAAGAATATGAGTGCCCTAATTGTGGGTCTATATATAAAGTAATGTGGGATCCTAGTGAAGTTGATACTGCGTTTTCGGGTGCGGGTCCAGAGTTTTGTCCTTTCTGTGGGGAGACTATAGAGACAGAAGAATTACCTGAAGATCTATTAGCTATGGATTTTACTGATCATGCTAAGTTTGGAAGAGGAGTTGACCTAGTAGATGGCGAAGAAGAATAGAACTTCTTATGGTCCGATTGCTCCGTGTAGGGTAGGTATAGATTATAGTACTACCAGCCCTGCAATATGTATTAGAGTGAGAGTTGGTGGATTCTCTGCCTGGAGAGAAGAATGGGACATACATTATTTAACATCAACAAAGAAATTAATAAAAGAAACTGACGTTAGTCGATTTAGATTCATTGGATCCTATCTACCAACTAACTTCGATCATCTAATAGAAAGATATTCGTATATAAGTAAATGGGCAATTGATAGCCTAGAAGCGTACACTGTTGAAAAAGTATATCTAGAAGATTATGCATATGCTGCTACTGGTAAGTTATTTCATATTGGAGAAAATACTGGGTTATTAAAATATAAATTGATGAGTAGAGATATATTATGTGAAACTATAGCTCCGACTGCTGTTAAGAAGGAAGCTACTGGAAAGGGCAATGCTAGTAAACATAATATGATTGACAAGTTCAAACAAGAAACTAACATTGATTTATATGAAGAACTAGGCTGTACAACCGATAGTCCTGTTAGTGATATAGTTGACAGTTATTTTATTTGTAATCATAGTAAGTAAATTAGTGTCCGTATCTGTTGAAACCATAAAAACAGTTGAAGCTATTGGAGAGTACAAGTACGGTTTTTATACCGATATCGAGTCCGAGCTTGCCCCTAAGGGTTTAAACGAAGATACTGTCCGATTTATATCTGCAAAAAAGGAAGAGCCAAAATGGCTGCTAGATTGGCGGCTTAAGGCGTTTCGGTTTTGGCTGGAGTCTACAACAGAGGAACCTCAATGGGCTAATATTCATTACAAACCAATTGATTTTCAGGATGCGTATTACTACGCTGCGCCTAAACAAGGAGAAGCACCTAAGAGTCTTGACGAGGTTGATCCTGAACTACTTG